TAACTGCGTTCTGGATGAAACTATCGAGCGCATCCGATACATGTACTTTTCAGGTTGTGGATCATGATGAAAACGTAGTCGAAACATATTCGGGAACGGAATTCCCAATGGAGCCAAATGCCTATTATCAGGTGATTGATTGGTCCACTATACTCGGTTTATACGGACAAGGTTGTTATTATCTTTCAATCGAATATAACATCGCAGGAGTGACCGGAACACTTGTATGGGGATTATACAACGTGAAACCTTATTCGATTGAGAATGCTTTGAAAACGGCACGAGTTCGGGCAATCTTCAACGGTGTTCAGGAAATAGATGGAATCAATTTCACGGGATCGAATGTCGAAAGTACACACCGATTCTATGGGTACATAGGAAACCGACAACCAAACATGGAAATTGATAACATCATTTATGACAATAGGGAAATGAAGCGAGTAATTCGGGAAAACCTGAATGATTACGAAATACTCACAGATCCTTTGGATGAATGTAATTTGCGACCATTAACGGAACTATATTTGATTTCCGAAAATGAACTATTCATATCGGACTATAATGCACACAATCATTCGTATCGTTACCTTGACCTTCCGGTTATCGTACAAGAAAGCCCAGATTTAGAGTATTTCGACTTCAGCAGAAAGGCACGATTGAAATGCAAGGTCGGTGACAAGTTTAAAAACCAAAGAACGCACTACTAATGGATAAACTATATTTAAAAAACAACTATGTGATCGGTGAAATCGGGGGCGAAAAATATGAGTTCTCGATTTACTATACCAGGTACCATGAAACGGCAACGGCAATCACTATAAACGATTTATTTGGTTTGTCACTTGTCATTCCGGTTGCTTCCGTTGGTACGATATACGATGAGCCGGGAACAACTGCTTATACACTCGCAACCTTACTTTCATTCCTTCGTTTAAATACGGGTTTTAAGTCGCCTCCGGGCGGTAGCGGAGGGGTTTCCGATGGAGACAAAGGTGATATCACGGTATCAGGTTTAGGTTCTGTATGGACTATTGACAACCTTGCAGTAACAAACGCTAAAATAAACGATGTTGACGGGAGCAAAGTAACGCAATCCGCATCTTATAGGTTAGTAACTGACACGGAAAAGGCAACATGGAACGGGAAACTTGATCCAAACACCCCAATAACGGGTGCAACAAAGACCAAAATAACCTATGACTCTGACGGATTGGTGACGGCTGGAGCCGATGCAAGTACAGCGGACATTGCCGATAGTACAAACAAAAGATATGTAACCGATGCGGACCTTGTTAAGTTGTCGAATACTTCAGGAACGAACACGGGTGACCAGACTTCCATTGTCGGAATCACGGGAACGAAAGCGCAGTTTGATACATCATGCACGGACGGGGATTTCTTATATGTGGGTGATGTTATCGGCTTAACTGATGGTGACAAAGGTGATATCACCGTTTCAAGTTCGGGTACGGTTTGGAATATCGATGCTGCGACAATTGGAACTACTGAACTAAGCGCAACGGGTACACCTTCTTCTACTACATTTCTGCGAGGGGATAACACTTGGGCAACACCTACGGCAGCCGATCCTGAAGGATGGACTACAATAATCAAAAGTGCAAATCAGGATATTTCAACAACGGGATTGACTAACATTACTGGTTTTACATTTTCAACGGTTGCTGCTGGGATGTATTCAGTTGAAATTGATTTATATTATGGTTGTGCAAATAGTGGTACAGATATAAATATTGCTTTAAATGTATCTACTGGAACTATGTTAGGCAGAATACATACAATGCGTGTTCAAAGTAATGCCACTACTTGGCCTCTGACAGTAATGAATAATGTTGCTACGTCATCTTTATTGGCTTCAAGTGGTCAGGCAAATGACATTAACAATCCGCATATATTAAAGGTGTACGCTGTGTTTAATACATCCGCAAATGCGACATTTAACATACAGCACAGAGCAGGAACAAATGGATTCACCGTGAGAACTCAAAAGGGCGCAATGCTTAAATATAAAAAACTGAACTAATGGGATTACAACTAACACCAAACACGGAACTAATAAAGATTCACGGAACGGATATCGAACTAACTTCCGTTTATACACGAATCGAATTTGTCGCACACCCTGACGGCTTGACTATCTCAGTTAACTACAAGACGTATTTAGACCACGCTCACTTCTTAACTAATGACTGCGTACATACTTCGATTCATTCAATGGAGTTTAGCTTTACTATCTTAACTACTGAGGAGCAGTCTTTGCTAGTAGCTTTAAACTACACGAAAGATAGATTCATAGAGATGGGTTATTCAGCTAGTATTATTTTGTAATTTTAACATATGGCAAAGCAATTTAAAGTAGGATATAAGACAAGGGCAAAACTTCAACGTGCGATTCAACAGCAGATTCAAGCGAAGGGTCTAGTAGACACCTATGCACTAAAAGACTCCGTTCGTGTATCGTCCACTACAGGAGACCTAAATCAGTTATACGTCACTATAAACGCTGTTTACTATTATATGTTTTTAGACAAGGGTGCAGACCTTTGGAATGGTGGTATAATTGACCCTTACGATATTACTCAAGATGCACTAGCTTCTCCACTTGGTCAGCAGTTTCAGAAAGAATGCGTAGATGCTTACGTTGAATGGATGCTTGCTAACTATCCTATCCTTGACGTAGGTAGAATAGCAGTAGATAAACTCAAAGTAAATATTAAGTACAACCTTTACGGAGATGAGTCAGGCAAATGGAACGGCTTCTTTGACTTTTAAACCTGTAGCTCATATTTCATAGACATAAAATTCAAAACCATAATTAAAGGCAGGTCAGTAATTTGGTCTGCCTTTGTTATGTCTTCGCCTGCTAGGTCATAGATAACCTTTTCCCACCCCCACTTTTTAAACTTCTGCTCTTCTTGTTCTTCTTTCAAGTCTTCGGGGTCTAGGTCTTCACCAGTATCTTCTACGTCAGGCATAAACAGATTTTCATAACTCTGCATTAACTCAGCACGAAATTTAAGATACTCAGGTATTACTCCGTATGTATTTGTTATGGTTTCGTGTTCGAATAGGTAGGTACGATCAGAAGGATTAAATCTATAAGGCTCAAACATCTCTGCACCCCATTCGTCAACTGACTTTTTCCTGTAGCACAATGCACAAATATTGGTTAAATTTGTGACAAAGTCATTAGAGAAATAATACTCCAAGTCTATAAACTCGCCTAACTTCAAAAGCATAAACGGCTTAAAGTGTAAATCATTTATCTTTTCGGTTGCAGACTTCGAAGGCTCTCTTCTCAAAAAGTTCAACTCATAGATGTAGTCTACCAACTCCTCAGGAGATAGGTCTTCTAGTTCTTCAGGGTCGGTATCTGTCACGATACTAAGCACCTCAAGGTTATACAAAAAAAGAGAACCAAAGTCCTCTTCTTTCAATGCCTTTAGTTCAATGAATTGACTAGTCGTTAGGCTGTTCCAATTCTTCGGTAACTGCATTCTTTATTTGTTGGGTTGTTTTGGTTAGCTTCTCTAGTACGTCAATGATGTAAGGTATAACTAGACTAGAAGGTTGTTTCTTGAATAAAGCTGTTTTGTGTTTAATATGTGCAGGTGCATAGTGTTCTGTTTTACTAAGGTCGGCACGTTTGTAAATAATTGCAAGAGTCTCAGAAGCAAAGTTTCCGTTATTCTGTTTCCAAACTTTCTCTATCATTCCTAAGTCCCTGACACCTATAGACTCTTTAGCTTCGTAAGTATAGCCGTCTATCTCTATATTAAGCACCTTTTCTTTAGGGTGTGTAGGTTGATCATTCCAGTCTGCGATAAGTTGGTAAAACTCCTCCATTTGCATATCGTCAAATGTACTTTCTTCTACTCCTAAGTACTTAAATTTCTCTATCCACTTTTCTATCTCATCTAGTTCTTGATTAGATGTTATAAAGTTAATCTTGTCGAACTGCTCTATCGTCAATTCGTGCGGTTCATTCGGTATATTATAACCTGCAATATCTACCATAGCTATCAATTTTTACTCAAAGATAAAAAAACTTTGTTAAAAAACTAACAAAATATTAAATGAATTACAATTAGTTTAAATGGAAGAACTTCCAACGTACAAAATAACAATAGACGAAGACTATAACGATGGCACAGAGCCACTCGGGATAGACGCTATTGCCTTTACTGCCAACCCTGCTGTACTTGTTAAGGGTGTTGCGTTCTCATCTCAGAAAAAACTAGCTTTTGCAGACGATAAAAAGTATCGTATTACTGCGCCTGCTATGATTCCTATGGAGATTTATCGCAGAGACGATGAGATGGGCGAGTACTACGTAGAGTTTACAGAGCAAGAGATAGACACGATCTTCAAAGACTTTATGCAAGACCTAAATAACAGGGACTTGTTTAACCTTGAACACGAAGGAGAGAAGATAGTACCTGCTTACTTGCTTGAAGCGTGGCTAGTAGACAACCCAAACACAGACAAGGCAAAGACTACCTTTGGTATTGACGTACCTAAAGGAACATTAATGGTTACTGCACAGGTAACTGATACAGAATACTATAATTCTTTAGTAGAAAATAACGCTATAGGGTTTTCTATTGAAGGTTTTTTAGGTCTGAAACTAAGCAACCATAAACACAAATATATGCAACTACCTGACGGAGAGCATCTGATCGAAGGTAAAATCTACGTTGTAAAAGGCGGAGAAGTTATCGAAGTGAAAGAAGCTGAAGAGGTAGCTATGGCTGAAGAAACTCCAGTAGAAGCTGAAGTTGTAGAAGAAGAAATAGTAGAAGAAGAGGTCGCAATGGCTGAAGAGACTCCTGCTACAGAGATGGCTGTTGACCCTGCTGCTGACGCAGAGGCTGTAATGGCTATTGTTACTCCTATGATTGACGAAAAGATTGCTGAGGTTTTGCAAGTTATAGCTGACCTAAAGAATGAACTAGCTGAAACAGCAGAGGTTGAGCCTGCTGAAGAAGTAGAAATGAAAATGTCTTCTCAACAAAAGTTTAACAACGTAATTAATTTTTTAAAGTAATGGCTAAAAAGTACAAATTTGACCTTAACGTAGACAGCTCTGCTCTACTTCAGGCAAACCCGATAGAGTTCTACGCAAGACTTTACGGTATGGAAAACGCAGCAGGTTCTTACCGAGTTCTTGCAGGTGTAAAAAACAAAACAAAGATTGCTAACGTATTGTTCGCACAGCTTACTCAGACTGCTGACTGCGCTTTCAATCCTACAGATTCTACGGTTTCTGCAATCGAAATTGACGTATGTCCGTTGTCTGTTCAGACTTCTGTTTGTCAGTACCAACTAGAGCAGACTTGGTTAGCTGACCAAATGGCTAAAGGGTCTAACTCTGATTTCACAGTAGCTTCTTTTATGGCTTACTTCTATGAGCAGATGGCTAACAAAGCACACGAAGAACTAGCGAAGTTAATGTGGCAAGGTGACACAGATTCAGAAGATACTCTTCTTGACAAGTGTGACGGATGGTTAAAGCGTCTTTGTGGATTGAACGGAGTTATCCGTGCAGCAGGTGGTTCAGTTACAGCTTCTACGGTTGTTGACGATCTTGGAGATGTTCTTTCTTTGTTGCCTTCTGAAGTATCTACTACTGCTGTACGTTTCAAAGTATCTCAGAATGTAGCTACTGCTTACCGTATTGCTACAGCTTCTGCGAACACTATAAACTACACTACAGCAGCATTGAACTTGACGTTCTTGGATATCCCTATGGATGTTGAATATGGTCTACCTAATGACACTATCTTGTTGTCAGACCCTAACAACTTCATCTACGCACTAGATGCTGAAGGGGATATCGATTCTTTGCAGATTGTTGACTTCTCTAAGACTACTCTAGACCGTACTATCGGAGCGAGAGCAGACTACAAAGTTGGTTTCTACATCACTAACCCTACTCAGATAGTATTCTGGGGAGATTGCGTAGCATCCTAATCTGAATAACAACTAAATACGGGGAGGGTTGTTTATACTTCCCTCCCTTTTTTTTAACAATTAAACACAGAAAAAATGGCTTGTACTACTTTGACTACTATACTCAAAGGCTGCGACAATAATATGGGAGGTATCACTTCTATCTATATCAATGATATGGAGAACTTGGGTACTCTTACCGTAGATACTAACAACTGGGAGGTAACTTCTTTCGGTACGTTGGTAGATGAGTTTGTAGAATTTGAGTTCCGTAGAAATACAGGAAACTTTACAGAAGAACTAGCTAACGACTTCATTAACGGGTCGCAGTTCTACACACAAACTATCACTCTAATGTTCCACAGACGTGAGGCATCTAAGTCTAAGGCTATTAAGATTCTTGGCGAAGGTCAAAGAGACTTGGCTCTAGTTGTCGGAGATGCTAACGGCAAGTTTTGGTACTTTGAGAACGCTCAACTTTCGGCTGTTGCTGAAGGTTCAGGTACTGCTAAAGCAGATGGTTCTAAATATTCCGTTACTTTCGTTGCTGAGTCTGAGCATTTGGCTTACGAAGTGGATTCAGCTTTGATCCCTACTTTGATTGTTCCAGTATCTTAATCAACTTAACCTAGTTGGAAAGGGTGGCTTAACGGCTACCCTTTTTTTGTTTAGTAAACAAATACCTTTATTAAATACAATTAGTTTAAATGATATACATCACGAAGAATAGCACTAATGAGTTTGCTCTTACGTTGACTGAAAGCACAACTATAAGCAACCCTTACTTCTTGTTTAAGTTTGTTTGGGAGTATGACGAAAATTTGCCATCCGCTTATTGGGTAGGTACTGACTATTCTCTATATCCTGAAAGGTATAATTTGTTTTATTTAAGTGAGCCTGCCGAAGTAGACTTTAAGCAAGGTCAGTATAGGTATGAGGTCTACGAAAGTCCGATAGATATAATAGTAGACGAAAACACGGACGAAACAGGACTAAACAAAATAGAAGAAGGCAGGATGGTAGTAGAAGGTGATGGTAATACAATATATGACTAATGGGTTTATTTGGAAAATTTAAAAAAGAGGATGCACCACAAATAGAAGTAGAAGGCTACCAGTCTTTCTCTACTCCATTCTTGAAAGTACCTAGCGGAAACTTGTCGCTACCTTACATCGATTCACGTTATCAAAACAGAGGCTACGTTCCTTTTGGTGAGGACAACCTAGCACCTCAACTTTGGAATCAATTATACTATTCTTCTCCATTACACGGTGCGATAGTTAACTATAAGACCAATGCTGTAGTGGGTGGTGGGTATTCATTCGATGAGACCAAGTTAACAGCTAAAGACAAGGTAAACCTGTTTGCATTTACTAAGAAGATTGGTATTAAAAAGACATTGAACGCTATCACTAAGGACTTGATTCTACACGAAAGAGTTTATTTTATTTTGACCTTAAAGAATGGGGTGCTTACTAAGATAAAAAGAGTAGGTGCTGAAAAGGTTCGAGCAAATAAAGACAAAACTATCTACTCTATTAACGATGACTGGCAGTATTCAGGTAGCATTAAGTCTTTAACTCCTTACCATCCTAATTGTACAGATGGAGAATACCTTTACATCTACGAATTAGAGTCTGTAGGTCAAGACATTTACCCAATACCTCAGTACACTTCTGCTTTAAATTTTGCTTTCTTGTCAGGTGAAATGTCATACTTGCAGAAGGCATCTATTCAAAACTCTATCTTCCCTTCTTTCGCTATGATGTTCCCGAAAAAACCACAGGGAAAAGAAGAGATGCAGTTAATACGTGACACGGTTAACAAGTTGAAAGGAGCAGAGAATGCAGGTAAGGCTGTAGCCTTTTTCGCTAACAATAAAGAAAGCCTACCTGAACTAGTAAACGTACCTACCAATTCAAACGATGAGTTATTTAAAAGCACTTCTGAACTAATTACAGAACAGATATGCTTTGCTCACACTATTGACCCTATCCTTTTGGGGGTTCGTACTACTGGCTCTTTAGGTAGTGGCTCAGACATTAAACAAGCTTATGTTATTTTTGAAAAGAACGTAGTATCTCCGCTTCGTGAGTCGGTTACAGATATAATGAATGGCATCTTAAAGATAGCAGATATTGACACAAAGATAGACATTATAAACTATCAGATTATCAATGAGACTATAACCGTAGTAGAAGACGAAGGTTCTGCTACAATGGATGCACTTAACTCTATGAGTCCACCTGTTGCCACAAAGGTTCTTGAAATGATGACCATTAACGAAGTTCGTCAGTTAGCAGGCTTACCTCCTGTTGAAGGTGGAGACGTTACTAACTCACAGGCTCAAAATACTCCACAGCTATGATATACTTTGTAACCGAGACCTACTTAAAGAACAATACTCCGATAACTGCTAACGTAGATGTTAAGGACGTTACTCCTTACATTAGACCTAGTTCAGATATGAGAGTTCAGTCTATCCTAGGTTCGTATTTTTATACCTACTTACTAGCAGAATACAACGCTCAAACATTAAACAATGACGAAGAGAAGCTAGTAGAAAAGATACAGCCAGTAGTGGCGTGGAGAGCAGCAGAGAACGCTGTGTTCGGGTTGTCCTACCAACTTAAAAACAAAGGTGTTCAGGTTCAGTTTGGTGACTACTCTCAGAATGTAAGTCAAGGAGAAGTAGCTTTTGTTATGGATCATTACGGACAGATGGCAGCATTTTTTGAAAAGCGTCTAATTAACTACATTCTAGAGAATAAAGATTTATTCCCTGAGTTCACTAGTACCCTAAACACGGACTCAGACATTAAACCTGTGGACGATTGCAGCGGTTCAGGAGACTATGATAATACAATGATGGTTATCTAATGGCAGGGAACACATCTACGATAGAATTAAAGGTTAACGGCATAGCCCAAATTAAGAAAGAACTCCGAGAACTTAAGGGAGAACTTGCTTCGGCTACTGACCCAAAACAAATGGCAGAACTTGCCGCTAAGGCAGGTGAATTATCTGACCAATTAAAGGACGCTAATGAAAGAGTAGCGGTCTTTGCTTCGGGTTCACCATTTGAGCAGACGAATAACGCTCTAGGCTTAATGGGTAGTCAGTTAATGTCTTTGGATTTTGAAGGTGCTGCTGAAAGTTCAAAGCTATTTGCTTCTGCTGCCAAAGGTATTAACGGAGATATGATTGCCAAGTCTCTAAAATCATTAAGTACGGTAGTCTTTCAAGTAGGTAAAGCCTTTATGTCGGTAGGTTTATCTTTACTTACGAACCCTATATTCTTAATTGCTGCTGCTATTGCTGCCATTGTTGCTATCATTATTCTCTTAATGAACAAGCTAGGCATCTTAAAGCCTATCCTTGATGCTATTGGTAAAGTGTTTAAAGCTATAATGGTTATAATAGATGCTGTTATCGAAGGTTTTAAAATGCTTACCGACTGGCTAGGGTTAACGGCACACGCTGCCGAAGAGTCCGCACAAAAGCAAATTGAAGCATCTGAGAAAACACTTGAAGCACTAGAGAAAACAAGTGAGAAAAGAATAGATACAATGGATCACGAAATACGTCTAGCCAAAATACAAGGCGAAGACGTAGCTATTGCTGAAGCACAAAAGCAAAAGTACATAATTGAAACTACTCAGATAAGAGTAGAAGAACTAGCGAAGCAGGTAAAACTACACGAAAAGCTAGGAGACTTAGAAGACGAAGATCTTAAAAAATTAAAGGATAGTCTAGCTGAACAAAAGAAAGCATTAAGAGAAGCAGGTCAAGACTTCGAAGCATTAAGAGAGGAGAATAAAAAGAAGGTAGAGGATAATGCCAAAAAGGTAGAAGAGAATAGAAGAAAGGTTTGGGAAAATTCAAAGAAAGCACAGGAAGAAGAAGCTAAAGAACGGCTATCTGCACTTCGATCAATCGAAGATATGCAGCTTGAATTACAAGAAGACGGAGCAGAAAAAGAACTTGCTGCAAATAAACTAAAGTACAAGCGTTTAATAGAAGATACTTTAGCAAATGAAAAGCTATTAAGTGGAGAAAAAACAAAGTTAATTGAACTTCTAAAACAGCAAGAATTTGAAGCTGAGAAAGCTATAAATCAAGCGCAACTTGAAGAAGCTAAAGCTATTTTAGATGCCGAGACTGAAGCTAGAAAAGTAAAAGACGAAGAAGAAAAAGCAGCATTTTTAGCAAGAAACGAAGAAGCAAGAGTAGCTGAACTAGACAGGAGAAAAAAGGAGAATGACGAAAAACTAGCGCAAGAGAAGGCATTCAAAGAAGCACGTTTGAATTTAGGAGCTGACTTGGTTAAAGGTCTTCAAGGTCTTGAGCAGTTACTAACGGCAGCAGGTATAAAGACGGCAGGTCTTCAAAAGACTATTGCTCTTGTTCAGATTGCAACAGATACGGCAAAAGCTATATCTGCTACCATTGCAGGTGCTACTGCTGCTGCTGCTGCTGGTGGGCCTGCTGCACCCTTCTTACTTGCAGGCTACATAGCTTCGGGTATAGGTACGGTACTTGGTGCGGTTGCCTCTGCTTATGCTGCATTAAAGAAAGCACCTCCAATAGGTGGATCGGTTAGCGGTTCAGCACCTACGGCAACATCTACTTCAACAGAAGCAGCTACTCCTAACGTATCTATGTTTGGTCAAAATAACAACGCTAACAACCTTAGTTCTACACCATCTCAAGAGGCTAACGGAGGCGGTGAAATGGTAGTCAAGGCAGTAGTAGTAGAAAGCGACATAACTAACGCTCAGAATCAAGCTAATAAATTCAAAACAATGGCAGAACTATGACAAGCTACATTCAGTTATTAGATAAGATAGAACTATTCTGTAATAACCATATACAGATACAAAAGTTCGGAGGTGAGTTTAAAGAGCAGATGCCTAACTTTGCTACTCAAAACGAAAAATATCCTATTATATTTGTTGAGCCTGTCAGTAGTGTAGATGGTTTAGATTTAACTCAGTTTTCTGTTAATGTTTATTGTGTTGACATTATCCAAAAAGACAGAGCGAACTTAAACACCATTCTTTCAGATTGTCACTTGATCCTAAGAGATATGTATTTATACTTTCACGATGGTAGCGACTTGACTATTGACGTAATTACAGAGCCTAGCTTTACACCTTTAAACAACTATGACCTTGACTATGTAGCAGGGTGGGTAGGTAGTTTCACTTTTGAAGTAGAAGGTCACACAGAATGCGAAATACCTTTTAAACAGATTAGTTAATGGACTTGACACAAATACTTGACGCGATTAAGAAGCACGGCATTACAGCCATTATAGTTATTTTATACATTCGAAACGAATCAAGACTTAACGTAGTAGAAGACAAGCTGTACAACTGTTACACAATGAGAGTTATTAATTCATCAGCTAGAAAAGAAGCCTATGTCAAAGAGCAAAATGTCGGTATTTTACCAGATACTAGGAAACGTACTAAACGACACATTCAAGCGTGACGGAAAATACTCCTCCACGTTAATTACAATGTTCGTCTTTTCGGCATCTACCTTACTCTATGGGTGGGTAGATTTTATTCTTCACGGGTTCAATGGTGAGGTGTTCTTTGCTTTCGTAGGTCTAGCAAGTGGGATAAAAATAGCGGATGCATTCAGTAAAAAAGTAAAACCAAGTATATGAGTTCAGTAAAAAACTACACAGAAGATCAACTCTTATCAAGAGTAAAGTCTCTATCTAACTACAAAGCTATTCCTAACGGCTATTGGTTGCTAGGTGTTCGGTCAACAGAAGACCTGCCAAACGTATTTGATGACAAGGTGTATTTATTTAAAGGCGAAGAATTCATTTTAGTATCTAGCTGTACTACTAATCCGGGTACAACCGTTCTTAGAAGCTACTCAAGTTTCAACGCTAAAGGTGCAGCCGTTCTAGTTGCTGACATATGGCATCACAATATTTGGATAAAGGGCAAACATCTAGGTAAAACTACGGCACTTGTTCAGACAGGAAACAAAGTAAAAGTTTACAGAGATGGAGACAAAGATGACAAGTCAGAGCATACCGATCTTGTACAAGAGGGCTATTTCGGTATAAACTTCCACCCTAATACAAGAGACATAAACGCAAAGACTACAGGCACATTAATAAACGGATGGAGCGCAGGATGTCAAGTAGTAAACAATATGGATAAGTACCGAAAGATAATGGAGTTAATACCTTCAGGAGTTAAAGTTTCTTATTGCTTATTAAATGAGTTTTAAAATGAAGGTAGACTTTCGACATATTTTAATAGTGGCTTTTATGTGGCTACTTTCTGCGGTTCTTTTGATGTGGGTTTTTAGTCTTCAGTCTTGTTCAGATGCTAGACTTGCACAAAAGCACTACAAAAAAGCGGTTAAGTATGGTTATAGATGCGACACTATCTCCGATACTATAACTATCGAAAAGGTAGACTCCTTTCAAGTAATAAAAAATGATACTATCGTATGGCAGTACTATATTACTAAGCACGATACCATCATAAAATACAAAACTTCTTACGTACCTAAGACAAGGTGGCAAACTAGAATTGAATATAAGCACGATACGAAGCGTTTTAAGGCACTTTTAAAGCAGAATAGATACTTGGTATCACAGCAACAAAAACAATCCGTTAAAATGGCTAAAATTAAGTCAAAAGAAAATCTATTAAGACAGGTGAAAGGTTTAATTGTTTGGTCTGTTATCTTAACTATCCTAGTTCTTGCATTGAAATGGTTTAAAAAGTAGTATCTTAGGCGAAATTTTAAACCTAAAATATGAGTATTACTAGAAAAAGAATGTACTTTGATATTGAGACTAGTCCTAATATCGGTATATTTTGGAGGTCAGGGTATAATATGACGGTAACACCTGACAGCATTATCCAAGAACGTGCTATTATTTGCGTTTGCTGGAAGTGGGAAGGCGAAGACGAAATCCATTCTTTAAAGTGGGACAAAAACCATTCAGATAAAAAGCTACTAAAGAAGTTCATTAAAGAACTAGAGAAGAGTTCGGAAGCTATCGCACACAATGGAGATAGATTCGATTTAAAATGGTTGCGTACACGGGCTTTATTTCACGGGGTCAATATGAATCACACCTATGACACTATAGATACTCTTAAACTCGCTAAAAGTGGGTTCTATTTTAACTCTAATAAGCTAGATTATATTGCCAAGTTTTTAGGAGTAGGTGCTAAGATGTCTACCGGAGGTCTTGACCTATGGAAAAAGGTTTGTTTAGAGAATTGTGAAGAGAGCCTTAACCATATGGTAGAATACTGCAAGATGGACGTTCAAGTTCTTGAAGCTGTACATCAGAAACTAAACCCATATACAAAAGGAAAAGTCAACTATGCAGTCCTAAAAGGTGGCGAGAAGTTCGAATGTTTAGAATGTGGTAAGCTAGGTCAGTATAAACAGATGAGAACCACCTTACACGGAACAATAAAGCACGTTATGCAGTGTTCAGATCGTAAAGAATGTAGAAAAACTTGGACTATAAATAATAAAACTTATCAAGAATATTTAAAATTCAAAGCTAGATTAAATAATAAGTAGTATCTTTGACTTGATTATTTTCATAGTATCTTGTTTTAGGTTAAGCCATCTCTTCGGGGGTGGCTTTTTTATTTACTGAAAGCTATAACCATAAATAGTATTCCCATTTTTTAAGGTTTAACCCGTAGTAAATTGTAATAAAGTAAGGTTAAAAGCTGAAATATTCTGTAATAAAGTAATGTTAATTCGGAATTTCTTACAGGTAAAACATTAGTAAAAAAAAAATAATTGAAAACTTTTATCAATTTTATTTGGTAGTTATTAACGAAATAACATATATTTGTCGAAACATTTAAAAACAAGAATATGAAAACAAGAGAAAAAGAATTTAATCAGAAAGCCTATTTAATGGACAAGGCTTTAGAAGTGTTGAACGCTGCTAGAAATATGCAGGACAGAATAGACACTAAACTCCAGTATAATTTAGAAGTAGCAGAGCCTAACGGGTTCACACCTTTTACAGATGAGCAGATAGATACTTGCGTTCGTGGACGTGACCGTCTTCATTCTTCTTTTGAAAATATCCTAAACGAAATTCTTAAAACAAAGTAATATGAAAGAATCAATTTTACCAATAGACCTAGATAATCTAGGATTTATTAAAGACGATGAATTCAATAATAAGGAGTACTGGCTTTACGAACTAGATAATAACACAATACAAGTGGAGTTATCTCACTATAAGAGCAATGAATGGACTCTGAGTATCTTCAACGCAACTAGACACAATGAAGTTGAGATAGGAGTAGACTCGCTAACACAAATTAAGAACCTTATAAAAGCAATACAATGATAAAATTTTCAGCAGACTGGTATAGCAAAGCAGTTAACAAGCTAAACCAAAACGTAAAGGCAACAGAACTAGAGAATGAGTTTAGACCGAACCTAGCTATTGACGATGCAAAGAGAAAGCAGTTTTTCACTAACTACGATCTTGACCGTATGCAACGAATAAGAGAGATTAAATTAAATCAGTTATGAAAGACGTAGATTTAACACTTGCGTTATGCTGTCAGCTTCAGAGTGTACTACACACAATAGAAGACTTATCTGACAGGGTTCTATACAAGCACACTTTTAAAACACGGACAGACAACTACTACTCATTTATAGAGAAGTTCGTAGAGAATGTAACTAGTGCTTTACCTGAACAGAACGCAGATAACTATACAGACATAGTAAAAGAGATAGACAAATTGAAAGCCTACAGCTAAAGGAGTCAAAATTAATACACGTTTATTTGTATGGTTTACAATGTTTTTAGCAATAGATAATTGAATTAATGTCTTACCTAGTCCAGTATCTGCAAAAATAGCTATTCTACCTTTGTTTATTGATCTCTCTATAATAGCTTTTTGAAAGTCAAAAGCTATATCTGGCACGTAGTTAGGTTCAAAACCAAAATTACCTATCAAGTGTTTCTTTCTTTCTAGAAAATCTAAATATTCCTTATTCATAGTTATTTGTTTTTAATGTAAATATTACTAGTTACTCTATCCGTTGTCCCGTTGTCCCAGTCTTCAATGTAACTCAAGACTTGCACATCGTTGTAAGCTGTCAGGTGTTCCTGTTTCCACTCCTTCAGCTTTTCGTCTTTCTCTTGATCGTTAGCGTAGTTAAACACAGAAGCAGAGTATCTGCCGTTAATAGTAAATGTTATTTTAAACTGCTTCATTTTTCAGGTTGTAAGTAGTTACTGTTTCGATATAGTGACCTCTGACGTATGACATAGAAGACTCATAGTCATTCTTCGGCTTTCGTTGTATGGTCTTTGTCTGAGATATAGGATAGAGTTTATCTACTATCCAAAACTGCCAGTGATCCCGAACGTCAGAACTAATTATATCAAGTCCGTTTTTAAGGTGGTGAATGACTGCATCGTGCCGAAAACACGAACCGTATACGATCTCTGCTACTTCTCTGTGCTTATATCCTTTTTCTTTTAGGTAGTGGATAGCGCAAGACTTCATCTCTGAATAGAACCGACCTCTGTACTTGAACTTAAAATAATCTTTTAATACTTCGTCAGTTATGTTTGCTTCTACTTCTATGTAATGTTCCCAACTCATATTATTCTGATTTAATGTTATATGTACTTGGATGCTGTAGATTATTTGGAAGACTTTGTGATATTCCATCAACAAATGTTTCACATTTATACCCATTTGCTTCAAGGTAAATTAACCAAGTATGTGCTTCATACATTGATTCACAATTAATTGTTCCAACATTTGAATCACTTGTTATTACTTGTATTTCCATCTTATTCTGATTTAAAGGTTTCGTTGTAGTATTGTTCACTTGTTTCACGAGGTACGATTCCGTCATCTTTCCACATATCAAAACAACCTTTACAATAACTTTCTATTATCTGTCCCTTCTCCATATTTTTGGCTTGTTCAATTAAGTCCTTTACCCATCCATCTGGCTCTAAATTTAATTGATGTGCCAACCATTCTACTGCTGTCATATTACCCTTTGAATTCATAACTTCCGTTTTTAAATGTTTCTTTAAAATAATCTTTTCCGGTGATCGTTTCCAGGTCCGTTTGACCGTTGTTTATCTTATCCTGATTGATTGATCCGTTCCGATAGCCTTTATCAAATGCCCTGCGGATGTCATCCTTTTCGGATTCGTAAAGTACATCGCAATAATGCAAAAGAGATTCTTTAATCACATCGCTGATGCTTACCGAGGAAAGTTGTTCGATGCTTTCCCTCATTCGTTCGATTGTTGTTTTCATGATTTGATTTTGATTACTGATTGATGAATGTCAAGTTCTAAACTTGCTTTTACTTTTGCGTGATCCTTGTCATAAGCCGTTACCTTGCATGATTTAAACGGAACTTTTTTCCCGTTCAGGACCTGGAATGCCGTTGCTATGTACGTTCGCATAACTTGTCAAGGATTAATTGTTCGAGTTCCTCGATGTACGGAACCATGATTTCGTAAAATTCAATCCCATTGTGTGTGATTGTGTCGATATCGACCTGCGCTGAATAGCCAAAGTTGTCATCCTCGACAATTTCCGGAGTGAATTCGAATTGAATATCGAAATTAACATCCTTGAAAGTAATTGCGGTGTTCATAAATGTTCCCATTTTCGTGCGATTAGATGAAAGATAAAACAATGATTGGTACGATTACACATAAAAGGCATAAAACTGCCTTAAATGTCGCTTTCTGTTGATCTGTGGAAGGTATAAACTGATTCATGATATTAAATATTTTTAATTGCATCCTGGTATGTATCAAAAAAACTTTCCTCACCGGTTTCAAAATCAGTAATAATGTAATCGACTGCTTGTCCAAATGATGAAGCAATGCAAATTCCGTTTTCAAGTGCAATGTATACATAACCGGAGTTTGTATTAAATCCGCATTCCATTATTTCCTCCTTGAAAGCATTGTTTTTGTATGCTTCCTGAATCAATAACCAACTTTGAAAATCTGCTGATCCTAAACTTTCAATAAATTCTTTTGTAGTTTTCATTTTGTTTTGTTTTGACGTTTATATGTACAAATATATTTACTTTAATTTAATATACAACAAAACAATAGAAAAAAATGTGAATAAAATTTGAAATGCCTGATTTTATTGGGGTTTCAGATGTTAAAATTCTTTTAATAGGCAGTATGTAACGATCTTTTGATGCTTCACATAGCTCATTATCTGAACATATTTCGGTGTGTTATTCACTACCTGACAACCTAAAGACCAACCTCCAATGATTTCCCGGATCACCTCGTTTTCCATGTCATAGGTATTCGCATGGAAGTTGATTCCGCAAATAACCGGACGGGAATCACCCTCTTCGATGTCCTGGTCCTTATCCCCATCTCTGGATATCAGGAATGGTTTGACCTGGACCAATGCCTCCATCCTGCCCTTGTGCTTTCCGTATTTCCATACATCGTAATACCATTCGTTTGTTTTTACAACGGCAACACCTTCGGGATTATAGTCCGAGTATTTCAATAGACCATTCTTTCCGGCATTCGTTGTTCCTGAACTTACTAAAATGAACTTTTGCAAGTTGATATCATGCGTGAATTCTGCACCCGTGTTTTGGAATAGGTACAACTTATCATCGAATACATTGAATGCATCCTCCGTTGATTGAATGCCGATGATGTAAAAGCCTTTCGGGAATCCTTTGAATGTCGGAAGTCCTTTGATCTTTTTAAGTATTTGTTGATCGGTGTATGAGCGAACCATTAAACCAAATATTTCGGAAGTTCCACCTTGTTAACCCAATCGATAATATCGGAATCCTCCCATGAATCAACATAGGTAAAGCCATCGAATTGCACACCGAATTCTGCGGTGTCGGTTGTTAATAGTACGGATGCCGAACAAGTCTTTGCTCCTATGTTATCCGTTACGTTTACCACTTCTACAGAAGGGTCTGTTATGGTTACGTTGAATTGGGGAAATTTATATGTTGCCATTTTATGTAAGTGTTGTGCCTGTTACGGTGAATGTTCGAACTGCGATGTATTTATAGGTAGAACCTTTTATATTGTTCAAAATAGATCCTATAAATGTGTCATAGTAGTATGCTTGATTAGTAAAAGAATGAATGGTTGTGCTTGACCAAAGCTGATTACCTGTGGGTATATTTATTGGTGAGTAATCAAAAGGATTAGTAATTCCAAAAGCTGTTAAGTTTGATAACTCTTTTAAATTCGGAAGCCTCCACCCTTTTGTATATGTTGCAATACTGACAGCTGCTGCTCCATCTATTGCATCGTTCCAAGTTACTGCCGTTGCGCTTAATGTACTGCGATAACCCAAAACCGTGCTTCCATCGTATGTTGACCAATCAATTACTATCTTATTCGTGAATATTTCCGTTCCGAGTTCGTCTAAAAATCTCTTTGTATTGCCGTATGGGTTATTTCCGAGCAAAGCCAAGAATGATGTTTGCCGACCTTCTTGAAGCCACCCATCATCATCATTTCGATAGGATATTGTTTGTCCAGTTTTTAAAAGTTTCGCTCCTATTGGAGCTGCTACGCTTCCTCCCGTAGCCGTTTTAAAACCCGTGTTTTCCCTTAAAAAAGTTTGGAACGTGGCAAAGGTATATGCAACGGCTGCTCCATTATCGATCTCACCGGCTAATAATTGCGCTCGTGTAACTGTAAAGGATCCGCCAACCGTTTCCCTAATTGTGAAAACTTGCGTCGATTGATTATAGGAATACGTTGTGTAACCCTTTGCGAATTCATGCATCACAGTACCCGTATCCGTGATGATATAATTTCCTGAACTATAAACTTTAAGTGCCATTATTTAAGTGTTTTTTGTGCGTGAAATACTGCTTTGCCTCCGAATAATACAGCGCAAAATGTGAGTGCAATAATAATTTCCTCTGTCTTTACCGTTCCCAATGAAAGAACTGCCGTACATGCACCGGAAATCGCAGTCGATAACTGACCATTAATCCGATGTTGTCGGGGTGTTGGTGATAATATGCGCTTCAATAGGTTCATAGTTTCGCTTTTATTAATTGTTGGATGACCTTTGTAAGTTCTGCAACATCCTTTGATATTTGATCGAGCTTTAATTGAGTAAGTTGTTCGATTCTTGTGATGTCATTGGTCGCTTGTTGTTGGACCATTTCAATCTTTCCTTTGAGTTTCCCGACCTCCTCCGAAAAATGTAGGTGTTGAAGTTCGCTTTGTCGCTTGTGTTCCTTCATTCCTGCATGAACATCCCGTAAAAAGTACGAAATGATCCCCAGAAAGCCCATCATTAAGTAGTCCATTATTTGCATCGCATCCATTATTTCGAATAATTCTTGCATAAAGTTACAAAATAATAGTAGCGGTATAGCCGATTTCCGTGAATCTTTGTGCTGTGTAATTCAAAGCAACCTCAATCGATTGAATTTCAGTTGACAATATAGAAAACTCAAAAGGTTGTGAATGAATGGTTGTATAAAGTTCATCACCGGAAAGGAAATGATTTTCATCTATGTACGTTTTGAAGGTCACCGAGATAGTTAATCCGTCAGGATGCGCAACGAATTCGATTCGAACATAAACGGAAGTCAATTCAATATCCGTTCCGTGTATCTTTATTAGTTCCGTGTTTGGTGTAAGTAGTATTCCCATTAATTTATTCTTTTGTATTTTAAAATAGAACCTTTATTTGTTCGTGATGTTCGCCCTGCTGCTGCCGATACATTACAGAATTGATATTTAAATGTGGCATTTGCCGTACAAGAAAAAGCAAACTGAAAACGTGGAGAATGTAAATAATCAAAGTTAGCAGAGTTAACACCAAAAACAAAACCCGATGAAGCTGCTGAAGCTGATACCAAAATAAGAACGGTTTGAATTGCTCCCGCTGCCGTCATTCCGACATACTGCCCTTGTCCCTGCATTGTTCCTCCATTCAATTGAAATCTACCTTGATAATCTCCCGTTGTATTATTTCCCGAATAACAAAGGTCTAGTTCAACCATATAATACCCCCCTGCAACAACGGAAAACTGCAACTCTGTATCGTCTTGAAATACCACACTATTTGTCACATCTTGATTTGCGCTTTTTACGATAGTAGTCCATCCTGCAGGATCGGAAGCCGTTGGTGTTGACCAAGTGTTATCCCCTCGCAGGAAGGTTGTCGCTGAAGGTGTACCCGTTGCGCTTAATTCCGTTGTTCCAACCGTTGCAGCATCGATATTCCATACCGTACCTGAACTTGAAAGCGTTATATCACCTTTATCCCCATCGGGAAAACCTGAATGATTACGAGATCCTTACAGATCCTTTGGATGAATGTAATTTGAGACCATTAACGGAACTATATTTAATTTCTGAAAATGAACTATTCATATCGGATTACAATGCTCACAATCATTCTTATAGATACCTTGATCTTCCGGTGATCGTCCAGGAATCCCCTGATTTAACCTATTACGATTTCAGTCGAAAGGCATCATTGAAATGCAAGGTAGGTGACAAGTTTAAAAACCAAAGAACGCACTACTAATGGATAAACTATATTTGAAAAACAACTATGTAATCGGTGAAATCGGGGGCGAAAAATATGAGTTCTCGATTTACTATACACGTTATCATGAAACGGCAACGGCAATCACTATAAACGATTTATTTGGTTTGTCACTTGTTATTCCGGTTGCTTCCGTTGGTACGATATACGATGAGCCGGGAACAACTGCCTATACACTCGCAACCTTACTCACTTTTCTCCGAGCAAACACGGGTTTTAAGTCACCTCCGGGCGGTAGCGGAGGGGTTTCCGATGGAGACAAAGGTGATATAACAGTAAGCGGTGGGGGCACGGTTTGGACCATTGACAACTTGGCGGTTGACAATGCAAAAATAAGTGATGTCGATGGGAGTAAAGTAACGCAATCGGCATCTTATCGATTAGTTACGGATACGGAAAAAAGCACATGGAACGGAAAGCTCACACCGAATGCTCCGATAACGGGTGCAACGAAGACAAAGATAACCTACGATACGAATGGACTTATCACTTCAGGAGCGGATGCATCAACGGCTGATATTTCCGATTCGCTGAATAAAAGATATGTGACCGATGCACAATTAGTAGTAATTGGTAACACATCAGGAACGAACACCGGAGATCAAACTTCCATTGTAGGGATAAGCGGAACCAAATCAAACTTTGACACGGCTTGTACAGATGGAAACTTTCTTTTTGTTGGTGATGTAATTGGTTTGACCGATGGGGATAAAGGTGATATAACGGTTTCAAGTTCGGGTACGGTATGGAATATCGATGCTGCAACGGTTGGAACAACGGAATTGAGCGCAACGGGAACACCTTCAGCGACAACCTTCCTGCGAGGTGATAACACTTGGTCAGTTCCAAATAATACTAACCCCGAAGGATGGACAACTATTGTAAAAAGCGCAAATCAAGACGTAACGAATAACGCAACTTTTCAAAACGATACTGAACTTCAATTCTCTGTTGTTGCAGGAGGTCATTATATGATTGAAATGAATATTTGTTGGTCAGGAAATAATGCTACTTCAGATTATGACTGCCGATTTTCATTAACTTCAGGAGTTTTAAATGGCTATGGAATAGCACTTGCTTCAGACCAAACTACACCGAGAATTATTGCGGGTACATCTGCAACAGCAAGTATTGGTACGTTTAATTTAGTATCGTTAAACATTGATTTTTTAAATGCTGCTACCCTTAATTTTAATTTTAATCCATCGGCAAATGCTACTTTCAACTTTCAATTCAGAAATGCTTCAGCAGGAGCAGGACGAACATCACGCACTTGGAAAGGTTCAATTTTAAAGTATAAAAGAATAGACTAATGGGAATACTACTTACACCAAACACGGAACTAATAAAGATACACGGAACGGATATTGAATTGACTTCTGTTTATGTTCGGATTGAATTTGTCGCACATCCTGATGGATCAACTATCTCGGTGACATTCAAAACGTACATAGATGAAAGCCATTTCCTTTCCGGTGATGAACTTTATACAACCATTCATTCACAACCATTCGAGTTTTCAATTCTCGTTACTGAAAATCAATCGATTGAGGTTGCGTTGAATTACACGGCACAAAGATTCACGGAAATCGGCTATACCGCTACTATTATTTTGTAACTTTATGCAAGAATTATTCGAAATAATGGATGCGATGCAAATAATGGACTACTTAATGATGGGCTTTCTGGGTATCATTTCGTACTTTTTACGGGATGTTCACGCAGGGATGAAGGAACACAAGCGACAAAGCGAACTTCAACACCTGCATTTTTCGGAAGAGGTCGGGAAACTCAAAGGAAAGATTGAAATGGTCCAACAACAAGCGACCAATGACATCACCAGAATCGAACAACTGACACAATTAAAGCTCGATCAAATATCAAAGGATGTTGCAGAACTTACAAAAGTCATCCAACAATTAATTAAAGCGAAACTATGAACCTATTGAAGCGCATATTATCACCAACACCACGAGAACATCGCATTAGTGGTCAGTTATCGACTGCGATTTCCGGAGCATGTACGGCAGTTCTTTCATTGGGAACGGTAAAAACGGAGGAAATCATCATCGCACTCACATTCGCTGCGGTATTCTTTGGAGGAAAGGCAGTATTTCACGCACAAAAAAAACTTAAATAATGGCACTTAAAGTATATAGTTCAGGGAATTACATCATTACCGACACGGGTACCGTGATGCATGAATTCGCAAAGGGTTACACAACGTATTCCTATAATCAATCAACGCAAGTTTTCACAATTCGGGAAACGGTTGGCGGATCTTTCACGGTTACACGGGCGCAATTATTAGCCGGTGAAATCGATAATGGAGCAGCCGTTGCATATACCTTTGCCACGTTCCAAACTTTCCTGCGTGAAAACACGGGTTTTAAAACGGCTACGGGAGGAAGCGTAGCAGCTCCAATAGGAGCGAAACTTTTAAAAACTGGACAGACAATATCCTATCGAAATGATGATGATGGGTGGATTCAAGAAGGTCGGCAAACATCATTCTTGGCTTTGCTCGGTAACAACCCATACGGCAATACAAAGAGATTCTTGGACGAACTCGGTACTGAAATATTCACGAATAAGATAGTAATTGATTGGTCAACATACGATGGAAGCACGGTTTTGGGTTATCGCAGTACATTAAGCGCAACGGCAGTAACTTGGAATGATGCAGTTGATGGAGCAGCAGCTGTCAGTATTGCAACATATACAAAAGGGTGGAGGCTTCCGAATTTAAAAGAGTTATCAAACTTAACATGTTTTGGAATTACTAATCCTTTTGATTACTCACCAATAAATATACCAACAGGTAATCAGCTTTGGTCAAGCACAACCATTCATTCTTTTACTAATCAAGCATACTACTATGACACATTTATAGGATCTATTTTGAACAATATAAAAGGTTCTACCTATAAATACATCGCAGTTCGAACATTCACAGTAACAGGCACAACACTTACATAAAATGGCAACATACAAATTTCCACAATTTAACGTAACAATCACCGATCCAACGGTTGAGGTGACGAACGTAACGGATAACATCGGAGCAAAGACTTGTTCGGCTTCCGTACTATTAACAACCGACACCGCAGAATTCGGTGTGCAGTTCGATGGATTCACCTATGTAGACTCTTGGGAGGATTCCGATATAATCGATTGGGTGAACAAAGTAGAACTTCCGAAATATTTGGTTTAATGGTACGATCTTACACCGATCAACAAATCCTTAAAAAAATAAAAGGACTTCCGACATTCAAAGGATTCCCGAAAGGCTTTTACATCATCGGTATACAATCAACGGAGGATGCTTTTAACGTATTTGATGACAAGTTGTACCTATTCCAGAACACGGGCGCAGAATTCACGCAGGATATCAATTTGCAAAAGTTTATTTTAGTAAGTTCAGGAACAACGAATGCCGGAAAGAATGGTCTATTAAAATACTCGGACTATAATCCCGAAGGTGTTGCCGTTGTAAAAACAAACGAATGGTATTATGACGTTTGGAAATACGGAAAACACAAAGGCCGTATGGAGGCATTGGTCCAGGTCAAACCTTTCCTGATTTCACGAGATGGGGATAAGGACCAACAAATCGAAGAAGGTGTATCGAGGCCCGTTATTTGCGGAATCAACTTCCATGCGAATACCTATGACATGGAAAATGAGGTGATCCGGGAAATCATTGGCGGTTGGTCTTTAGGTTGTCAGGTAGTGAATAACACACCGAAATATGTTCAGATCATGAGCTATGTTAAGCATCAAAAGATCGTTACATACTGCCTATTGAAAGAATTTTAACACCTGAAACCCCAATAAAATCAGGCATTTTAAATTTTATTCACATTTTTTTCTGTTGTTTTGTTGTATATTAAATTAAAGTATATATATTTGTCCATATAAACGTCAAAACAAAACAAAATGAAAACTACAAAAGAATTTATTGAAAGTTTAGGATCAGCAGATTTTCAAAGTTGGATATTGATTCAGGAAGCATACAAAAACAATGCTTTCAAGGAGGAAATAATGGAATGCGGATTTAATACAAGCTCCGGATATGTATACATTGCACTTGAAAACGGAATTTGCATTGCTTCATCATTTGGACAAGCAGTCGATTACATTATCACTGATTTTGAAACCGGTGAGGAAAGTTTTTTTGATACATACCAGGATGCAATTGAAAATATTTAATATCATGAATCAGTTTATACCTTCCACAGATCAACAGAAAGCGACATTTAAGGCAGTTTTATGCCTTTTATGTGTAATCGTACCAATCATTGTTTTATCTTTCATCTAAT